TAAAGAAGAATATAATAAAGAAGAATATAGTAAAGAAGAATATAATAAAGAAGAATATAATAAAGAAGAATATAATAAAGAAGAATATAGTAAAGAAGAATATAATAAAGAAGAATATAATAAAGAAATAAAATATTTTAATTTTATGACAAATAAAGATGAAAACAAAAGTAATATGTATATTCAAATTGAAAGACCATCAAATAATATTATTCTCAATATATCAGAAAATACTGAAGGAAAAGAAATGTGTAATAATAAAAAATATGATAACGAATCAATGTTTAATAAAAACATATTTAATATATTTATAGCTGAAATAAGTAATTCACGTGATTATGCTTATAATGGGGACAAACATAATTTTGAAACAGAAAATAAACATTATAATGTTTATAATTTTATACCAATTTCTTTAAATATACGCGAAATAAAAAATATTTTTTTTACTTCAAATACAAGTTATTTTAATATTTCTGATATAATATCTGAAAAAATAAAATTATCAAATCAATTCTTTAAAAATATTAATAATGAAATTGAGCCATTTATAATTTCTAATTCTATAAAAAGAATATATATTGAAAAAAATAATTATAATATAATGGATGCAGACACGCTTATAGAAATAGAAAAAGAATCAAAAGAATATAATTCTTTATATGATTTTAATTATATTACAAATAGCTTAAATTTTAATGAGTTAATTCATATTATTAGTGAAAATAATATAGGTAATGAGTGTAATATAAAAATTAGAATAAAAGTTTATTATGTTTCAAAAAAAACAGATATTCCATGTATTATGTATTTTAATTACATTATTCAAAATAGTTAAAAATAAATTTATAATATAATATTAATATATTATATTTTAATAACAAATAAATGAAAGAAAAAGAGTTTTTAAAAAAAATGTTGTATAATTATGATGTAAAAACCTTAAATATTATTAATAGTGGAAATATTTTAAATAACTATACCGAAAAAATTTATATTATAAATCTAGAAAAAAATATTATTAGAAAAAATTATATTTTAACAACTATGCAAAAATATGGTATTAGTTTTAAACTTGTTATTGTGAAAAAAATTAAAAATAAAATTTATAAATATTATAATAATTATAATAACAATATTTCTATTAGTGAATTAGGTTGTGGTTTAAGTCATTTATGGTGTTTAAAAGATATAATACAAAATAAGTACAAAAATGCTATTATTTTTGAAGACGATATTATTTTTCACAAAAATTTTGAAGCAAAATTTTTTAATATAATTCAAAAGCAAACATACGACTTTTTATTATTAGGTGCTTGTGATTTTCATTTTGCAGAAGTAAATTATAAAAATATCAACGATAATTTATATCGTCCAGATTCAAATTTCAATAAAATTTATGGCGCACATGCTATATATTATTCTCTTAAATGTGCTGAATATATCTTTGAAAATAAATTAAATGAATTCGCATTTTTTGATTATAATTTTAATAAGATTTTTTCGTATTTTACTAATACATCTTTTATATGTTATCCTAATTTAGTTGTTACAGAAATAACTACATCTGATAACAATCATAGTTACGATTTGTTTTCTAAAAAAGAACAATTATTTTACTCAAAATGTTTTATTGATTTTAATTTTAATGATTATAATTTTATTTATTTAAGTTTATTAGATCCAAATTATTTAGATAAATATCTTAACTATAAAGAATACATTTGCAACATATTTAAAATGAAATATCTTGGAATAAAATATGCACAATTTCAAAAATTTAAAAAAAGACTTGATTTCGATTTTTTTACATTAGAAGATATTAAAAATATTTTAAAATAATTAAATATATATAATATAATATCATTATGTTATTAATTATTAGAGGACATATTCGTAATTCTTTTGAATCAAAAGATTTACTTAATTTTATTAAAAATATATATAACTTAGTACCTGATTTAAAAATATATATACATACTTGGAATATACATTGTAATAATTTAAGTTGGGATGATAAAATTCAAACAGATAATAGAATTGTAAATGAAGAAATAATTTATGATTATTTTGAAGAATTAAAACTTTTAATAGAAAATATTATAATTGATGATGATTCTAAAATCGAATTAATTGGAAATTTAAATGGCAAAATAAATGATGGACCTATGCCTCTTATTGGTTGGAAAAATTTTTGGTATGGTAAATACAAAATAATAAATTATCTTTATGAAAATAACATAAATGATGATATTATTGTAAATTTAAGATTTGATATATTAGAAAATTCAAATAATTTTGATGAAAATTTATTAATTAATTTTATTAAAAATAATATCGAAAAAAAAATTACAAAAAATATATTTATCTTTGATGACGAAAGTCATTTTGGAATTGATAACATTTATATAGGTAATATCAACACTATGCATAAATTGATAAAATACTTTTTTTATGATTTAGATAATATTTTAAGTAAAAATAATGATACGATTCATCAAGAATTTTTAGTTTATAGAATAAATAATTTTTTGTTTGATTAAATTTTTTTAAAAAAATTAAATTGTATTTTATTGTATATGAGTCATTCAGTTAATATAGTTTATTACACATGGATAAATACGGATAGAGATTGGAAAGTTATTATTAATGGTCAATTAAATGATATTAAAATTTCGGGCATTTTAGAAGTTTCTAAATTATATATTATTATTTCCAATGAAAATGAGAATGTTTTAGATGAAGCATTATTATTAATAAACGATTCATTAAAAGAAATAGATATTAATAAATATAATATACAAAGAACTACTATAAATTTTTATGAATATTATGGAATAAAAGTATTGTATGAATTAGCAAAAATAGAACCATACAATTTATTTATTTATTTACATACTAAAGGAATGTTTCATTGGTACAATAATAATAACAATATTAGAACAAATCATGAAGTATATTTAACACAAAATACTATTTATTTATGGAGAGATATTTTAAAGGTGTTTCGTGAAAATGAAAAAATAAGTAGACTAGGGATGTTTCCTAGTGTCGGTGGATGGATATGGTTTAATTTTTATTGGGTTAAAGGTAGTTATTTACTTACTTGCGAAGATCCAAAAATAACAAATGACCGATATTATTACGAATCATGGTTAGGGTCAGGTAATACACAAAATACCATAACTCATTGTATTTGTAATGAAGATAAAAAATATACTGCAGAAGAAGCAATTGCAGCTATAAATATTGTATAAATTTTTATTTGATAATGATTCTCATAATATTATTGAAATATGTAACAAAAAAGATAAACAAGATTATGAAACTATAACAAATTTAATTAAATAGGCATTTTAAATGAGAAAAGGTGTAAAAATAAAATAAAATAATTTATATTTAAATTTTTAATCACTAATGTTTTTAAAATTATAACTTTCGTATAATATTTCAAATTGAATCGTTAATCCTATATCCATATTATTCAAATTAATAGGAGTTCCAAATTTATCTATTAATTTAACATGTAATTTTGAAATATTTACTGGACCATTATATTCTCTAATTTGTGCCAATGGATTATTATCATTTAAAAAATAATTACTATTGTTACTATTGTTTTTAAGAAGAACTTTTGCTATTACATTCTCATTTAACACACTTTTATCAAACCCAACAATATTCATATGATTTGTATTATATTGATAATCATTTATTATAATATAAATATAATTTTCATTACCTTTATCAAATATACCTTCTGAAATAATATTTTCAACTATATTTAAATAATTTGTCATTCTAAAACCACATAACCATCCAAATGAAGTTAATGGGTTGTCATTATATTCAGAAGAAAAATTTAATGATATATTTATAGATTCATCTAATATTTCAAATATTGTTTTTTTACTATAAACATCAATATTAAAACGAATATATTTCAATAAATTATCGGTATTTTTTGAATTATAAAAATATGTATTATTTAAAAATTCTTCTAATGTTTGTTCATTATAATTTCCTTCAGGTATTTCTATTTTATATGTATCGCTTTCTATATGTTCTTCAGTAATCATAGTAATTGTTATTTCAAAAAAATCATTTTTATTATTCTTTGATATTAAATACCAAGAATGTGGTATTTCTAGAGATATTAAACGCATTGAAACTACATTTTTTATTTCACTAGGTATTATGTATTGAAAATCTGATGAATTAGATTGAAAATAACTGCTTCTAAAACAACTATTCATATTTAAATTCACCATTTTTGTCAATCTTTTAATAGAATTTATATTACCAGGTGCAATACTATTATTTAATGTATTTTCTATTATATTAGTTTGAACATTATTGTATAAAGATCTATTATTTGTTGATGATAAACCTTTGTCTGTTTGTAAAATTTTAACATACGAATTAGTATATGAATCATTTTCTATAAAAGAAATAATTTCTTCTACTCTTTTTTTTTCTAAATTTTTAATCTTTTTTATTTTATAATAATATTCATTTACAATTTCATAATTATCAATATTATCTATTATATTCATTTTGTGTAAGTTAAAAATAGAATATATTATGTTGTATGCTTTTGTAAAAAAAAAAATTATTTCTTGCGGATATCCTATTTTAATAGTTTCTAATAATGAATTCATTTTTTCTATATTTTCAATTGTATTTGTATTATTTATTTTAAATACTTTTAATAAATCAATATAATTATAATTATCTATATTTAAATCCATATTTATTGATATTATTATTATTTATTTATTTCAAAATATTATAAATATAGTTATAAGTATTTATAATATTTTAATTTACTTTTGGATTAATTTATATTTTTAAAGTTTTAAATCATTTCCAAAATAAAATTGTACATCTCTTCCATTGTTTGCATCAGTAACAATAACAACGTATCCTTGAACGAACAAGTACGAACCTTCGCCACTAATAATTTTGTATGATAATACTTGACCTGGAGCAGATATACTACTATTATTAGTAGTTATTTTACTATCTAGACAAGTTATAACACCATCAGCTAAAATAAAATTCAATGTATCAGAATAAGTTCTGTCACTTAAAAATTAAGAAACACTTACACCTTTGCACATTTAAAACGCCCATTATAGACGCAAAAAATAAACAAAAGGTAATTGCGGATTTCACGCCACGATATGCTTATCTTCCAATAAAGGAGTATCACAATCGTTCATATTCTTTGGACTAAAACATTCTGGTCTTCTTTTTCCTGCTTGTTGTAATTGCATTAAAAGTAGAATGTTTTTGGAAGCGTTAATGTCTCTATCCATACAGCATAATTTACACTCGTTGAGTTTGCAACGGATTACACTATTGATTTGAGATATTCTTGCTTTTGTATATGTTCCATCTTTTTTCTTTCTTATTACTTTATTTTTGTATAACTCTATTGGACTTTTACATAAATTACATGTTTTACTTGTTCCCCATTCATCTATTTCAATAACATAACAATATTTTCTTAATTCATGTTTGAATTTTTGTATAGGTGCTGTTGGATGTTTTTTTACCAATCCGTGTTGCTGTGAAAAATCACCAAATCCTACTAATGTTTTCTTATCTTCTACGATACTTTTACATATTTTATGCATAGTTGCCTTACCGCGACAATAAGACTGAAAAGATAATCCACGAAAGTTCTTGTAAAGATGAAATTGAAAAATGGTATTCAAGTGTGGATATATATATTTGAAATAATCCTGCATTTTCTGTAATTTTGTTGTTTTGAAACTGGGTATATTACGCCACATTTCATAATGTTCCCAGCCCTTATACCACAATTCTCTTTTCCTACATGCATATTTCATTTTACAATCATTTCTATAACTCGGTGTTGTGGTTTCAATTACTCTACCAGCATCATTACAAGATGTTTGTAATGACCTAACACCTGGGTCTATTCCCACATATTGTTCGTATTTTATCTTTTTGACATCTTTCGGTTTAGGTTGTTCCACTTTGGGTTTTCGTAATCTAATAACTGCTATTTTACCATCTGTAAAAATTGTATTCGCAAATTTCCGCTGTTTGGTTTCAAACTTTTCTATCTTGAAAAATTCATACCAATAAACCAATTTATTTTCGTTGAAATCTGGAACAGGTTCTTTGGTGAAATAACCGATAATATCTTTTAGACAACTGCTACAGATTTCTATAGTAGAAAGTGTAAATGAATTTTTGGTTGGTAATAAATTGAATGTTCTTATGTGTTTGACATTTGGATATTTTTCAAAAGTAGTTAGTATCTTGTAATAAATTTTTATAAAATGAGATAAGTTATTTTTGATATTCATTTCTGTTGGTGAATATACCAACATTTCACGCATGGATTTTATAAAAAAGTTATTTCCAGTATATTCATTTGCATAAATATCCTTTA